GCTTGAAGCGTATAACAGGATCAAACCTGATTATTACTCTAAGCTTATTCGTACGGCACGCAAAAACCTTGCAAAGGTTTTTTCGTCCTTTGACCAAAGCAATATATTCCCTAAGCACGGTCCAGGTGCAGTCTCTACAAGAGAGAAGGCATACGGTAAGTACTTTTGGACTAATATATCGCCGAGGCTCACGGAAGTATATCCTCTCGATACGTATTTTTACGCGTCGATGGGTCATTTCTGTGATTCGCTAGATGCTATTACTAGCATCGGCTCAAATGAGTCTTTGGCTCGAGTTGTACTCGTTCCCAAAGATTCACGCGGTCCCCGACTTATATCTTGTGAACCCCTGGATTTCCAGTGGATTCAGCAAGGTTTATCGAGGGCAATCGTGCAGCATGTGGAGTCTCACCGCCTTACCAAAGGTAAGGTGAACTTTACTAATCAACAGCCAAACAGATTTGCGGCCCTTTATGGGTCTCAGTCTGGTATGTATGCGACCCTTGACCTCAACGAGGCCAGTGATCGTGTATCGGTTGCGTTAGTTCGTCTACTGTTCCCAGAGCCGATTTTGTCGACTCTGTTAGCATGTAGAAGTTTAGGAACCGAACTGCCATCTGGCAAGAAATTAATGCTCAGTAAGTATGCACCAATGGGGTCAGCTTTATGCTTTCCCGTATTGGCGCTAACTGTCTGGGCACTTCTTGACGCTATGGCAGATTCTGACGCGGATCTTCGCGAGAAGATCCTAGTGTATGGAGATGATGTCATAGTCCCGACCGCAAATGCGGAGCAAGCTATGAACGTGCTAGAGTCATTTGGTTTAAAAATAAACCGTGACAAAAGCTGTACCAAAGGATTCTTTAGAGAATCATGTGGCTTAGATGCTTATAAAGGCATCGACGTCACACCTGTCCGTTTTCGGACGCCTTGGTCACCATCCCGTTGCCCTGAAGCGTACGAATCATGGGTTAGCTATGCTAACTCATTATACGCACGTAAGTGTTTCAAATGCTACGATTATATCGTAGAGTGGATCAGCACAGTCTATGACTG